CCAGAAGGCTTTACATGGTCAAGATAACCTTTACCCTTCTTCATTTCTGCCATTTGTAGTCTCCTTTTTAGATTGTTCAATCGCCATCTTGACAAGAGCATCCAAGCCTTTAGTATCAAGATCAGTTTCATTCTTCTGTATTTTATCCATCAAGTCTTTTAAAAGTCTTTCACGTTCAACTTCAAGTTTCTTTTCTTCAATTTCAACATCTGTTCTTAACTCCATAGTTTTAAGTTCTTTCTTGGATTCTCTGTCTTTCTCAGACTTCTCCTGCTTGAAGTTATCCGTTGCGTTAGTCTTTAGAATATCTATGATCTGTTCGTTCTCATCCAGTTCAAGCTTCTTGTTCTTCAGTTCCATCTCTGCCGCCTGAACCATAGTATCAGACTGTACCTTCTGTTTTTGCAATTCCACCTTGGCTTGTTCTAGAGATACAAGCTGCTGTTCTGGAGATTGCGCTTGGCCCATTGCCTGATTTGCATTCATAACCTGTTGAGCCGCTTGTCCCATTATCATTTCTATACTGGCAGGATTTTGCGCCTGTTCCGGTGGAAGCTGTGACATTAACTGTTCTGTCATTCCATTCATCTGTTCCTGGTACTTGAGTACCGAATGCTCTTGAATATTAGCCTGGAGTATCGGCTGTATTCTCTGCATGACGGGATTGGCACCATTGGCAGGATCTTGCAAATAAGCCATCTTTACCTGGATATGAGCATCATGGTTCTGGCCCGGAAAGGCTCCAATAGGAACTCCCTTGGTTGCCGCCATAATATCCGATACCGGATCAAGCGGTTTTGGTTCAATCTTGGCAGGAAGAATCTCTTCAAGGTTAGGCATGTTGGCTGCATGAAGGATTGTCCTGTTCAAGGCTTCCATATTGAACATGCCTGGAGGAGATTGCTGTGCCATCTGCAATGCCATATTAGCCATCATCATACGATGAGCATTGCTGGGAATATTAGGATCAGATACAGGAATAATATCTATGCGCCCATCAAAATCACCTTTAAATATACTTCTATCTTCAAAAGGAACATCATAGGGATATTCATTGGGAAGATAATCATAATTAATCTTGGCAAGGATTCTAAATTCATCTTTCTGTGACTTGTGTACTCGTTTGTGAATTGCCGTAAAGAACTTACTACTGGCTTCCAGAAGAGCCATTGTCGTTCCTACGGGTCCATAGGAGGCAGCATCAGAGATAACCTGCTCTGTGCTGTCTGCAAACTTCTGACCAGCAGAAGCTACAAATGTAAGCATTTGGAATAGAGTAGAGGAAGGCTCCTTATAGGGGAGAGGAATAATAGCCTTTGACAAATCTACTCCAGTTGCTTCCACCTCCTTGAACTCGCCAGGGGAAATAGGTTCGTTGTCACCAACGATTCTCAATCCCTTGGCCTTGAAACCTCCTGGTAAATTAGCAAACTGACCAGCATCAATAAGAGATCGCATGGCTGCTGTTGCACTCATGGTAAGATTACCAAGGAAGTGTATTAGACCTAGACCGTAGAAACCAAAACCAGGAACAAACCTGTAGTGAACAAAATGACTGCGTTTCTCCATGCTGGGGTCGTCTTGTTCATAGTTTCTGCGAATACTAAGTACTTGTCTGCTCTTCTCTTCTACTGTTACGATATAGGGAAGAGACTGTTCTTTGTTTTCAATATCCAGATAACAGTGCTGTTCCAATAGAATATACTGGGGATCTTTATCGGAACTTGGAGAAAGCCCAAGAATCGTGTCCATCTTTTCGGTAAATGAAGACAGATTTACCTGTCCAGGTTCAGGGAGTTCCGCATCTTGGTAGATGCCAGCTTTGATATCCCGTGCAATCTCCACTGGACTGCGATAAATAACATGAGTATATCTGTCAGCGTTTCTAAGATCAGTGGCAAAGTAAGACACATAAAACTGATCTATGGGAATAAATTCAGAGACAGGACGTTTAAGAGTTGCGTTATAATAAATCTTTTTGAAAGCTGACCCAATTATGGGCAAATGAAACAGCATTCTTTCAAACTCATCAAAGTATTCCGGCATCTGCTCAGTAACCTGATAGTTCATAAAGTTCTGAACACGGTTAGCCTGGAGTTCTTTATCAGGTGTGTGCTTACCCAGTATGTTTGTCTTTACCGGCCCTGAAGATGGGAAGAGTTCACCGGAAGCCTTGGACTGAAACTTAACGGCAGACTCAATGAGAAGCGGATGGACTGCTGTACAAGCTCCTTCAAAAGGTTCCGATCCAGGCTCAAGCTTGAGTCCTAGAAGTTCAAATCCTCTTTCAAACATGGATTCCCACTCGCCTCTGGAATCTTTATCAGCCTGATAATTCTCAATTACATCAATGGCAATATCAAAAAGATCTTGCTCCTCCAAAGTTCCGCACAGATCCCCATACCATTCGGAAATCTCTTCTGAAGGCTCCATGCTGACTTCCGTTTCATCAGCAAAATCTACAATAACACCCCCATCATCGGCTACTTCAAAGGTAGCATCCAGATCTGTTTCTGAAACCATAGGAACTACATTGGATAGTTCTTCTGGTATTCTATCATATGGGTTTTTTTCAGTTGCCATTTTATGCTTCTTCCCCAAACGGTTCATAATTCGGTCCATAAATATTTTGAAGGAGATTTCTTAGATTTTCCAGAGATAGGCTTCCAACCAAATCGTCTCCTGGACCTACCAGATCAGCTATCGACTTCTTCTCTTCCTCTTCCTCTTCATCTTTCTTTATTACATCTTTCATAATTGTTGGGAGTCTTCTTGTTCTCCTGTTCTCAAATGGCCCTGCTGTATTAACTGGCCCCGTTTCAGCTACGATATCGCCGCTGGCAGTTACTGTATACTCTTTTCCATCTATTGTTATTGTACCTATAGGATTTTGTCCCAGAAGTCTTCCAGCAAATTGGGGCAATCCTGCTCCTGGCAATAGACTTATAAGCCCACCAATTATACTATGCATATCGCCTGTGTATGGATTAAAGTTTATATTCTCTTTCCCTTTGGTCCACTTTCCAATAGCCTCTTGCATTTCCTTTATATTCGTGCCTTTCAGATTGGCAAGTAGTCCTTCGATTCCTTCTTTTCTATCTTTAGTCAGCGGGTTAAGAACTTCCTTTAATTGGTTGCTGTATCCCAAGGCAATATCTTCAAACATACCTTGCAAAGTTCCAGCAGGACCACCATATGAATAGCCTGAAGTGAAAGCCTCTTGTAAAGCCATACCTTTACCACTCGCAAGTGCTGATGCTAATGCACTCTGTGCTTCAGCAAAAGACATTCCCTGGGCAATTAGTGAATTTAGATAAGTATATTCCCAATCCTCGTAACCTTCCTTGGTAAGTCGTGCCATATGCTGGGCGTGGGTCTGGTCCATGCCCTGCCACACAGTACCCATCGCCTCATTAAGGGCTTTTGGGGTTATTTCATCAGCCCAGCTGTAGGTTTTACCGGCGTCGGCTAACTCTGCCGCTTCCCGGTTTTCTTGATCCGCCCAAGCTCTTTCTGTTGGTGTTTCTACTTGTTCTACTTGAATCTCTGACCCACCACCAGCAGTTTCTGTATTCCCAGCAGACGCAGAAGTATCTCCCTCACTCCAATCACCTTCACCCATGCCACCCCAAAAATAAGCAGGAACACCATTCACTTTCCTACCACTACCACCCATAGCCTTGAGTAATGAAGCTTCATCAGGATTGATATAGGCAAGCTTATGAGGCTGTCCGTTTATGTCAATAGATTCTCTTAGATTTGATAAACCACCAGACATGGCTTTACCTCCTTCGGCTCTGTACATAATATTAGAAGCCTGATCATATGCTGTTTTAAACACAGAGCCACCATGCTTGGCATAGATATTACCAGGAATATTTTCATTTAGTTTTCCTGCACGAAAATTACTAGGAAGTCCTATATAATCCTTAAAAGGAACATCATGTTCTTCTGCATAAGCGGCTCTTTGTTCATTAGCTTCTTTATCGGCTTTAAATCGTTCTAACATAGTTTCAATACTATTTTGTTCCTCTAAAGAGAATGGCCTGGGAGGTCTATTTTCACCTATCCAAGTATTAGCAAAAGAACCATAAGTTCCTTGGGACTCCTTTATCCAAGGATACTTTTCTTGTAATTCAGTACTCCAATTTAATGTAGAAGTCATATCTTCTTGAGGAAGCATATAATCAGAAAGAGCAGAAGAAGAATCAGTACCATACATACTTCCACCTGGATCACTAACAAGACTCCCAAGACCAGCAACTTCTGCTGGATTATTAGTTTTTTGAGAAACTTTACCTGTCATAAAATCAATAGCAGAACCAAACATGCCAGGAGTAACACGATTTCCTTTGAAACCCGGCTTTAAATTAATTTGTGCAGCAGACAGACCTGTTTGAGGGGCATCTAGATTAGTTCGTTCTTGTCCCGTTCCAAAATACTCTCTCCATTTTCTTTCATGATCCTCATCATAACCTCTAGCTTTTTCTTGGGTTCTCGAGAGAGGCGAACCCAATGGCACAAAGCTACTACCACCATAATAAGGATGCTGTAGGTTCCACTTACCAGTTTCTGGATCTTTCATAACAGCATTATATTCTTCTACTGTTTCATCAGGCCGTCGATGGCGTGGCGTCATTTAATTTATCTCCCCAAAAGACTTTTTATCTATTATATTATACCACATAATCATAGATCTGGCAAATCAGAATGTCCAATATGTGCTTTTCTCTGATCTGGGTTCATCTTCAAACTCAGGATCATCAGGGTGGGTAAGGTGCCAGGACTCTTTCATGTAGTGTACCGCCATTGTCAGAGCATCCACCTGATCATCATGAGCCGCATTAGGGAACCTTATTAATTCTTCTATAAGATCATCCGACCATTTCTTACCTCTGGGTATCCATAGTCTACCCGCTTCCAGAATAGGCGAAGCCGCATAAACTCTGGATACCTTATCCCTGTCTGG